CACGCCGCTGGCAGCACCAGGCCGCTTCGATATCTCGCAACTGGTGCTGGACGATCTGCGCGCCCGCATCCGCCACGCCCTGCTGGCCGACCGGCTGGACCAGGTGGCGGGGCCAAAGATGAGCGCGACGGAAGTGCTGGAACGCTCAGCCGAGATGGCGCGGCTGCTCGGCGCCACGTTTGGCCGCCTGCAAGGCGAGTTACTGCAGCCATTGCTCGACCGCGTGGTGGAGATTTTGCAGCGCCGCGGCGAATTGCCCGGCTTCGCGCTGGATGGCCGCGAGGTCTGCATCGCCTGGCAGGCGCCGCTGGCGCGGCTGCAAGCGCAGGCAGACGTGCAGAGCACGCTGTTGTGGCTGCAGCAGGTACAGGCCATGGGGCCGGCGGCGGCCGGCGTGATGGATGCACCGGCGGTGGCGCGCTGGCTTGGCCGCATGCTCGGTGTGCCGGGCGAATTCCTCATCGAAGCCGGGGAAGCACCGGCTTCTCCTGGATTGGCAGCAATCGAGGTGGCGGCATGAAACCGGCGGAAGACGATCTGGTACTGGCCTTCGCGCGCTGCTTCCGGGGCCGCGACGGCGAACGCGTCCTTGGCCATCTGCGCCGCCTGACCTTGGAGCGCCGCCTCGGCCCCGATTGCAGCGAGGCGGAACTGCGGCATCTCGAAGGCCAGCGCCACCTGGCCGCCTATATCACGCAACTGGTGGAGCGTGGCCGCCACGGCCTGCCTGCCGACAGTGCCCTGATTGCTGATAGCACCCTGGCCGCCGACAGCTACTGAGAAAGGATATTGCCATGACCGAGTCTTTGCTCGATACCCCTGAGCAGCCCAGCGAAATCCCGGAAAAATTCCGCGACCAGGCCACCGGCGCGCTGCAGGCCGACAAGCTGCTGAAATCCTATCTGGCGCTGGAGAAGCGCATGAGCCGCATGGTGGCCCTGCCCGGCGAGGACGCTGACGACACCGCGCGGCAGAGCTTTCACCGTGCGCTCGGCGTGCCGGAAAAGCCCGACGGCTATGCCATCGAATTGCGCCATCCCGGGCTGCAGATGGATGCGGCGGTGAATGCGCGGCTGCACCAGGCCGGCTTCACCCCGGCGCAGGCGCAACTGGTCTACGATCTCGCCTGCGACCATGTGATGCCGCAGATCGAGCAGATGGCGGCCGAGATGCAGGGTGGCCGCGAGCGCGACCGCCTGGTGCAGCATTTCGGCAGCGAGGCGCGTTTCCGCGAAACCGCCCGGGCGCTGAATGCCTGGGGCCAGGCCAACCTGCCGCCTGAAGTGTTCAACGCGCTGGCTTCGACCTATGACGGCGTGCTGGCGCTGGAAACCATGCTGCGCGGCAAGGAGCCGGGTCTGCGGCCGAAAGGCGGCGGCGGTGCCGACGAGGCTTTGAGCGAAGAACAGCTTGTGCAGTTGATGCGCGACCCGCGCTACTGGAAGCAACGCGACCCCGAGATCCTCGCCAAGGTGACGGAAGGTTTCCGGAGGCTTTACCCGGGCTGATCGCGTGCTCCCGGCGCGGTGACGAACTGCGCCGGGCCTCTTTTTCTTTTCCTGCATGATAACCGCGCCGCCTGACTGCGCCACGGCCATGCCTTGACCGAACCGAAGCTGCTGTGCCCAACGCCTGCCAACGGCGCCTGGACAACGCCGCTGCTTCTCTCTCCCCGCGATCCAGAGGAAGCATCATGACTCCCACTATCGAAAACGGCTTCGTGAAGCAGTTCGAAAAGGAAGTGCACGAAGCCTATCAGCGCATCGGCTCGAAGCTGCGGCCCACCGTGCGCTCCAAGACCAACATCCAGGGCAGCTCCACCACCTTCCAGAAGGTCGGCAAGGGCACCGCCTCGACCAAGGCGCGGCATGGCAAGGTGCCGGTGATGAACGTGGACCATGCCAGCGTTGAATGCCTGCTGCAGGATTACTATGCCGGCGAATGGCTCGATGCCATGGACGAACTCAAGGTCGGCCATAACGAGCGCCAGGTGATCATCAATGCCGGCGCCTATGCGCTCGGGCGCAAGACCGACGAGCTGATCATCAAGGCGCTGGATGCATCCGGCACCTTTGCCGGTGGCACTGGCGACGGCCTGACCAAGGCCAAGATCCTCGCCGCCTTCGAACTGCTCGGCGCCGCCGACGTGCCCGATGACGGCCAGCGCACGGCGGTGATCGGCTGGCGGCAATGGAGCCAGTTGCTCGACATCCCGGAATTCGCCGATGCCGATTATGTCGGCGAGGAGAACCTGCCGTGGAAGGGCGCCCAGGCCAAGCATTGGCTCGGCACGCTGTGGATCGCCCATAGCGGCCTCACGCTCTCGGGCAACCTGCGGCTCTGCCACTGGTATCACAAGACCGCCATCGGCCATGCCTCGGGCCAGGATGTCTCTGCCGATATCACCTGGCATGGCGACCGCGCCGCCGTGTTCATCAACAACATGATGAGCCAGGGCGCCACGCTGATCGATGCCTCGGGCGTCATCACGCTGCGCTGCCTCGAAAGCTGACCCGACCGCCCAAGGAGACACATCATGGCTTACACTCCGAAAAACCTGAGCGTGATCGGCTATGCCAATGGCTTCACGCTGTGGCACTACGCCACGCCCGACACCGCCGCCAGCGTCGACACCACCGGCTATTTCAACACCGCCGCCGACATGCTGCGGGTGGGCGATTTCATCTTCGCCAACTGCGCCACCGGCGGCGCGGCGACGCACGGCATCTTCGTCGTCGCCTCGAATGCCGGCGGCACCGTCGACCTCGCTGACCTGACGCCGTTCGGCGGCAGCGACACCGACTAGGAGCGATCCGCCGCCCGTCATCCGCCGGCACCACTGGGGTGTGCCGGCCCTGCAATGACGGGCGGCCTGGCCGCGCGGCCGCGGGGTGTTCCGGGCTTCTTCCCTCCCGGCCCGGAACACCCTGTAGCCGGCGCATAGTCAAGAGGCAGCATCATGGCTTTCAATGCCGTACAACTTTGCAGCCGCGCCCTGATCGGGCTTGGCGCCCGCGCCATCGCCGGCTTCGATGAAGGCAGCGCCGAAGCCGAAGTGTCGCGCCATGTCTATGGCCCGGCGCGCGACGCGCTGCTCTCGGCGCATCCCTGGCGCTTCGCCACGGCGCAAGTGAGCCTGCCGCGCCTGGTGACGCCGCCGCGGGCCGATTATGACCATGCCTTCCAGTTGCCGGCCGATTTCCTGCGCGCGCTTTCCGCCGGCACGGATTCACGCGGCCGTGGCCTCGCCTATCGCATCGTCGCCGGCACGCTGCAGGCCGATAGCGACGCGCTGACGCTGACCTATATCTTCCGCCCCGATGAATCCGGCTTCCCGCCCTTCTTCGACCAGGCGCTGACGGCGCGGCTGGCGGCGGAATTCTGCCTGCCGCTGACCGAGAGCAGCAGCCGCGCCGAGTTGCTGTTCAAGCGCGCCGATGAGGAATTCCGCCGCGCCAAGGCCATCGACAGCCAGCAGGGCGAGCCGGGCCGCATCGAGGATTTCACGCTGACCGAGGCACGCCGCTGATGCCCCGGCTCCGCACCACCAAGAACAACTTCACCGCCGGCGAGATCGCGCCCGACCTGCTCGGCCGCCCGGATCTTGCTGCCTATGGCAACGGCGCGGCGAAACTGCGCAACGTGCTGATCCGCCCGACCGGCGGCGTGACGCGGCGGCCCGGCCTGCGCCATGTCGCTGGCTTGGCCGGTATCGTTTCTGGCGCCGTGCGGCTAGTGGCCTTCAACTTCAATATCGAGCAGACCTATCTGCTGCTGTTCAGCGACAGCCTGCTGCGCGTCTTCCGCAATGATGTGGAAGTCGCCAGCCTGGCAACGCCGTGGAATGCGGCACAGCTGCCGCAGCTAGCCTGGGTGCAAAGCGCCGATACGCTGTTTCTCTGCCATCCGGACGTGCCGCCGCAGCGCCTGACGCGCACTTCCCACAGCGACTGGCAGCTCACCGCCTTCGCTTTCAAGCTCGATACGGCGAGCGGCGTATGCCAAGTGCCGACATTCAAGTTCGCACCAGACGCCGTGACGCTGACACCATCGGCGACCAGCGGCAGCATCACACTGACCGCCTCTGCGCCGCTCTTCGAGGCCAGCCATGTCGGCATGCGGTTCCGCCTCAAGCGCAAGCAGGTGGAGATTACGGCGGTAGCCTCGCCGACCAGCGCCACCGCGCTGGTAAAGCAGGCACTGGTCGATGCCGCCGAGACACCCGACTGGGAGGAGCAGGCTTTCTCCAGCCTGCATGGCTGGCCAGCCACGGTGACGCTCTGCCAAGAACGGCTGATCTTCGCCGGCTCGCGCGACCTGCCGAACCGCATCTGGATGTCGAAGACCAGCGACATCACCAATTTCGATCTCGGCACCGCGCTGGATGACGAGGCGATCGAATTCTCGCTGCTGTCCGACCAGGTGGATGCGATCCGCGCCGTGGTGGCGGGGCGGCATCTGCAATTGTTCACCGCCGGGGCGGAATGGATGGTGGGCGGTGAAACCCTTACCCCCGCCAAGCTGCGTGCCGAACGCCAGACCCGCACCGGCTCGCTGCTCGGCCGCAGCATTCCGCCGCGCGTGGTGGAAGGCGCCACGCTGTTTCTGGCCCGCGACGGCAAAAGCCTGCGGCAGTTCCTCTATACGGATATGGAGCAGGCTTATTCCGCCGACGATGTGGCTTTGGTGGCGCCGCATCTGTTCGCTGGCCCGCGCGACATGGATTACGATCCGGGCCGCCGCCTGCTGCTGATCGTGATGCAGGATGGCAGCATCGCGGCGCAGACGCATTATCGCGCGCAGCAGATCCTGGCCTGGACCCGGCTGGAGACCGACGGTGCCTTCCTGGCGGTGGCCGTGGTGGCAGGCCGCATCTATGCCACCGTCCAGCGCGGCGACAACCTGGCGCTGGAATGCTTCGACGATACTTGCCATAGCGATGCCTGCCATCTGCTCGAGTCAGAGACACCGCTCAGCGTGGTCAATGGCCTCGATCACCTTGAGGGCCGCGTGCTGCGGCTCTGCGCCGATGGGCTGGATTGCGGCATGGCGCTGGTGCAGGACGGCGCCATCGCGCTGCCGCAGCCGGCGCGGCGCATCGCGGCCGGCCTGCCCTTCGCCCATGTCATCGAGCCGCTGCCCGCCGATCCCGGCGGCGATGCCGGGGCGCAGGCGGCGCCGATCCGCCTGATCCGCGCCGTGTTCCGCCTGCAGGAGAGTGGCGCACTGGTGGTCGATTGCGGCCAGGGCCTGCGGCCGCAGAGCTTCGCGCGCTTCGGTGCCGGGCTGGGCGAAGCCCCGGCGCTGTTTTCCGGCGACCGCGAATTGCGCGGACTCGGCTGGCTGCGCGGCATGGCGCGGCCGCTCTGGCGCATCGAACAGCATGCGCCGCTGCCCTTCACCCTGCTTGCCGTGATTGCCGATCTGAAAGGAGCCGATTGATGGCCGCCTTCGCCGCCGCCCCCTGGATCACCACCGCCATCGCCGCCGCCGGCACGGCCAGCAGCATGATGCAGAGCCGCGCCACAGCCAAGGCGCAGAATGCCGAACTGACGCAGCGCCAGGAGATGCTGGCCCGCGACTATGCCGAGGCGGAGGCGGAACGGCAGCAGCGCCTGGGCCGAGCCCAGGCGGCACAGCGCGCCAGCTTCGCCGCCGCCGGCATCAGCGGTGATGGCTCCGGTGCCGCGCTGATGCAAAGCCTGCTCGATGAGTCCGAGCAGGACCGGGGCCAGCTCTGGCGGCAATACCAGGATCGCCTCGGCGGCATCGAGAGCACAGCGCGGGTCAACCTGCTGCGCCAGCGCCAGAGCTGGCTCAACAGCGGCCTCGGCCTTGCCCGCCGCAGCAGCAACTTCAGCGACTAGGAATTCAGCATGACCGACCTGATCGTGAGCGCCGCCGCACCGATGGTGCAATACATCGCCGATGGCAGCGGGCGCAGCTATGGCTTTCCCTTCCCGCTGCTTGCTGCCGAGGATCTGGCCGTGTGGCTGGATGACGCGCCGAGCGCCATCGCCTTCACAGTCTCCGGCCTCAACAGCAGCGGCGGCGGCAGCATCCTGTTCGCCACGCCACCCGAAGCCGGCCTGCGCATCACCCTGGCGCGGCGCATGGCGATCAAGCGTGAGACCGATTTCGTCGAAGGCGGCGAATTCCGCGCCCGGGCGCTGAACGAGGAACTCGACCGCCTCACTCTGCTGCTGCAGCAGGTGGATGCCCTGGCCGGCCTGGCGTTGCGCGCCGCCATCGCCGATGCGCCGGCAAGCCTCACCCTGCCGCCGGCGGCGGAACGTGCCGGCAAGCTGCTCGGCTTCGATGCCGAGGGCAATGCCGGCGCCATGCAGTTGCACGACGAGGGCGCCGGCTTTGCCGCGATGAGTGCCGCCAGCCATGCCGCCGAGGCGGCAGCCGCTGCCGCCGCCGCGATGCAGGCACAGCAGCAGGTGCTGCATTTCACCAATCAGCCGCAGGCCTTCCTGTTCGATGCCGATGGCGTGCAGACGGATTTCCTGCTGCCCGTGGCGCCTGCCGGGGAAACGGCTTTGTGGGTTTTTGTCGGCGGCATTTTCCAGCGCCCGCCGAGCTGGTCGCTGGAAAACCGCTGGCTGCGTTTCGCCACGCCGCCACCGGCAGGCGCACGCCGTGTCGCCGGGCTGATCGGCAGCGCCGGCATCGCCCAGGACAGCGAAAGCCGTTTCCAGCATTTCGCCTGGGAAATGGCCCGGCTCACCAGCCTCGCCGCACAGATGCTGCCGCAGAGCCGGATCGGCCTCGGCCCCAGTCAGCTCGCACCGGCCTGGGCGACGTTCAAATCCTGATGGAGACCCTGATGATCTATCCTTCGCTCAATCTCGATGCGCGGCTCTACCTCAACGATGCCAATGGCAAGCCGGGTAGCGCCAGCTTCACCCGCGCCAGTGGCGCCACCTATCGCGATGCCACCGGCATGACCCGCCTGGCAAGCAGCGGCACACTGCGGCACGATTTCGCGCCCGATGGCAGCTATCTCGGCTGGCTGATTGAAGAGCAGCGCAGCAATGTCGTGCTCTATAGCGATCTCGGCAATGCCGACTGGGTGCCGGCCAATGGCAGCGGCTGGGCCACGACCAAGACCGCCGCCTACAAGGATACCGGCGGTTATCACGCCGCCTGCCGGGTGCAGACGCCCGGCAGTACCGGCCTGCTGGATGCCGACAGCACACCGCTCACCCAGGCCGGCGATTACTGCTATTCACTCTGGGCGCAATCCAACACTACTGCCAGCTATACGGCGATGCTGGTGGTCTATGGCTTTGGCGGCGGCGCGCATAGCAGCCAGTTGGCCATCACCATCACACCGCAGCCGCAGCGTTTCACCCTGCCCTTCAACTTCACCAGCGCCGATGCCGCCGTGGGCGTTGCCAGCATCCAGTTGCGCGCCATCCAGGCCGATGCCGATATCCTGGCCTGGGATGCGCAATGCGAGCGCGGCAGCTTCCCCACCAGCCTGATCCCCACCGCTGGTGTTGCCGCCACCCGCGCGGCGGACCTGCTCACCTTGGCCGGCAGCAACTTCGCGCTTAACCAGGCCGAGGGCACCTTGCTGATCCGCTACCACAGCGCGGCCAGCCTGGCGCCGAATGAATGCGCGTTGCAGCTCAGCGACGCTGCCGGCACGAACTACCTGTCGCTGTTCAACAAGAGCGGCGGCGGCGATCTGCGCGGCCTGGTTTCCGCTGCC